ACGCGGCCAAGCCGTGGGAAAGGAGCGCACCGCGATCCTCTCCAGACTGGCAAAGACGGAGGAGGGCTCGGTCAAAAGTACCTACGCCAACATCGTGACGATCCTCCGAGCCGATCCGCGGTACGCAAGCCTCCGTTGCTCCACGCTCGGTGGCGTGGTGGAAGTGGAGGCCGCGGAGCTCGAGGAAGGACCGGGAACCGCGGACCTATGCGAATGGCTCCGAGACTCCTACGGGCTGGACGCCGGCGAAGTCATGGCCAAGACCGCGCTGTACGCGGTGGCCGCGGGGCGCATGTACTCGCCGGTCAAAGACTATCTGGAGTCAGTCCGAGGCAAGGGCACAGGGGACACGGTGGGCCAGCTGCTACGCGAAGTTCTCGGACTCACCGAGCCTACTGAGATGCAAGCGGCCATGGTGGGACGGTTTCTGATCTCGGCTGTGGCTCGAGCGCTCGAGCCCGGATGCAAAGCAGATACCGCGCTGGTTCTCGTGGGCGAGCAGGGCGCCAAGAAGTCCTCGTTCTTTGAAGGGCTGTTCGGGGAGTTCTTTGGTGACTCTCCGATCCCAATCGGGAACAAGGACGCCGCGATCATGATGAGCCGAGTTTGGGGCTACGAAGCCGCGGAGCTCGAGGACTTGACCAGCAAGCGGAGCGCGGAGTCCGTGAAGCAGTTTCTGGGCACGCGGAAGGATCTCTACCGGCCACCGTTCGCCAGGGCGGCGATCCTGTCTCCGCGGCACACCGTGCTGTGTGGTTCGGTGAACCCTGTGGGCGGCGCCGGTGGGACTGCGGCGTTCCTCTCGGATCCGAGTGGGAGCCGGCGGTTTTGGATCTTGACCATCCCGGCCAAGCACGTGATCCCGATTCAACGGCTCCGCGAGCTCCGGGACGCGGTGTGGGCGGACGCGCTGTCAGCTTACGAAGCCGGAGAGGTTTGGTGGTTCACCCGCGAGGAGGACAAGGTGCGCGAGGAGGACGCCCAGCAGTACCAGATTGAGGACAGCTGGACCTCACCCGTGGGTGCCTACGTGGAGAACGAGGGCGTGCTGGCCACGTTCTCCACCTCGGACGTTCTCAACGCCATAGGGCTGGACATCGGGCAACGGACCGCCGCAGCCTCCAGCCGAGTACGGGCGATCCTCGTGCGCATGGGGTGGGTGGAGAAGGCCAGCCCCGCCGGCTTCCGCGGCCTACGCGTCTGGCGCAAGGCTTAGAAGGGCGGCATGTCCGGATCGTCTGCATCCAGTTCGTCGTCGTCGTCGTTATCAAGGTCGGGAAGGCCCGTGTGGAGCAACTGCGGGCGCGGGTCGGGGCGCAGGGCTTCCAGTCCAGGGATCGCACCGCGGAAGGCCAGCCGGACCAGTAGCGTGAGTACCTGCGATTCAGCGAGGCCAGATTGGACGGAGAGGGCGCGGAGCTCGTGGCGGACGATGGGCGCGAAGCGGACGTGGAGCGTGGAAGGGTTCGGCATGGAGAATCCTTTGGTGAAGGTGAGACACGTTGTGGACACAACGTGGCCACACTGTACCCCGCCGGCGGTTGACAGTCCATACACGTTGTGGCCACGTTGTGGCCATGTTGTGTCACCCGGTCACATCGGAGCGTGTCACGTTGTGGCCATGTTGTGGCCATGTTGTGTCACACCGTCCGAAGCGTGGGGTACACGTTGTGGCCATGTTGTGGCCATGTTGTGTCACGACTCCAAAGGGCAAGGTGTGACACGTTGTGGCCACGTTGTGGACACGTTGTGGACACACCGAACCGGTAAACACCGCCGATCAACAAAGGGGGGGTGCGTAAGTACTTGGAATCATGCGCAACAGATCAACAGACAAAACGCGTTTCTCAACCCCTACAGTCCCGCGGGGGGGGAAAAAGAAAAACACGACTCCCCCGCTACTCCCTATACGTATAGAAAAACGGTGTTGATCGTGTTGATCACCTTTCAAGCTTCACAACTCGGTGTTGATCACCGTGTTGATCCGTGTTGATCGTGTTGATCACGGTTCAAGCTCCAGAGTTCATTCCGGGCGCTCACCGGTTGACGGGAAAGGCTGTAGGGGCTACCCTGACTTACCGCCGGTCGTTGTGCGCGGGCTCCTCGAGGTGCGCGTGAACGGCCAAAACTCTGAAGCTCAAAAAACTGGAGCGACCTGTGGGTAAGCGCGGACCCCAACCGAAGCTCATGAACCCGGTGATCCTCGCTCGGTTGTGCGAGGCGATCCGAATCGGGTCCACGATTGAGCTCGCATGTAAGTACGCGGGCATTTCGCACGCGACGTACTGTGACGCCGTGAACCGGGCCAAGGCTGGTGAGCCCGAGTGGCAAGGGTTCGCGGCGGAGCTCGCCGACGCGGAAGGCGCGCTGGCCGCGGACATGCTCCAAGTAATCACGGGAGCCGCCAAGAACGGAACGTGGCCGGCTGCGGCGTGGATGCTCGAGCGCCGCTACCCGATGATGTATGGCCGCTCGGAATCCAGATTTGTCCAGCAAGCGGAGCCGGTGGAGCCCTACCAGACCCGCGAGGAGCTGATCAAGGCGCTGGCGTCCATCCCGGCGGACGTGCTCTCCGACGCTCTGGCTGCTCGCAAAGAGTCCGCGTGATCGTTGACCTCGCTCGCATTGGCGCCACGCTCACGCACCGCCGGCTCCAGCTGTTCCAGCCCAGTCCGGCGCTCGCCGGGTTCATGGACTCGGAGGAGAAACGGATTCTGGTCCGAGCCGCCAACCGCGTCGGCAAAACCAAGCACGCCGCGGCGAAGCTTGCCAAGGCCATGTTGGCGACTGGCCACAAGCGGTACCGGGCTGTAGCGGTCAACTACACCCAGTCCATAGCCGTGGTCGGTCAGTACCTCAAAGACTTCCTACCGGCGGCGGCGCTGGCGCCGGGCTCCCGCTTCACGCTGGAGAACGGGTGGTCTCACCAGTTGATTGTGCTCAACAACGGGACGACGTGTGAGATCCGGTCACAGGACCAGGCGCCCATCGCCCACGCGGGCTCGGACCTTGACGGCGTGTGGTTGGATGAGATCCCACCCTCGGACATCCTCCAAGAAAACATCTTCCGCGTCATGGCCCGTCAAGGCTGGCTCTGGCTGACCGCCACGCCCATCGGTCGTCCCGTTGAATACCTGCGGACGGTAGCCGAAGCCGAGGACAGCGCGTGGACCCAATACGTGGCGCCGCTCTCTCATGCAAACTGTCCGTGGTACGGCGTGGAGCAGGTAGACGAATGGCTGACCGAGGCTCGAGCGTTCCCGGACAGCTACGAACAGCGGATCAATGGAGCTTGGGAAGGCACGACCCAGAGCCGGACGTTCACCGGGTTTGACTCTTCGTGTCTGATCGGGGAGGACGACCCGCAGCCCAAGGGCTGTAAGATCGGCGTGGGGCTGGACCACGGCGAGCACGCCGGAAGTCAGGTGGCGGTCCTCGTGGCATGGAACGCGAGCGGGATCTGGGTGTTGGACGAAGCGGTGAGCAAGACGGCCACGACACCAGCTCAGGACGCGGTGGCGATCCGGGAGATGCTGTTGGCCAACGGGCTTGACGTTCACATGGTTGACGTCTGGATCGGGGACGTCAACTCGGTGGGCAAGCTCGGAGCGGGCTACAAAGTCAACGAGATTCTCGGGCTGGCGCTCGCTCGGGAGGCTGGCCACGCTCGCCAGGGATTCAAGATCAACACGCCGCAGAAGGGCGCCGGCTCGGTGGACATCGGCGAAAAGCTGTTGAACGCGGGCTTCTTGCGGCGTCAGGTCCGAGTCCATCCCCAGTGCGTGCACGTGATCAAGGGTCTGAAGCACAGCAAGGGGCTAAAAACGGACGAACCCTTGAAGCACGCGCTGGACGCGTTGCGTTACATCGTGCTTGAACCACTTCAACAGATGAACACCAACCGAGCGGCCCCCCGTCGCTACCAACTCTGAGGCCGCACCATGCTTATCCCTGACAACGAAGTTGACGCCGCAAGGTGGCAATACACCAGAATGTGCCGCAACATTCTGGGTGGGACGTGGGAGCTCGAGATCCTGACCCGGATGAAAGAGCAGTACGGCTTGAACAACGTCAACAACATGGGCCGCCCGTCCATGTCGGTGAATTTGTACGGAAACACCGTGGATCAAGTGGCCATTCTGTACACCAGCCCGGGCGTGATCACCAACGAGTACCTGACCGATCAGACCGCCGCGATCTGGTCCGAGGTCATAGACGGATGTCACCTCTGGGCCATGGAGCAAGAGATGAACCGGAAGGTGGTCGGGCTGAGGGAAGCGTTCTACCACTTGGTTCCAACGGCCACCGGTCTCCAGCTTCAGATCGTGACTCCGGACGAGATTGTGGTTCTGGCGCACACTGGAGACCCGAGCTCGCCCACGGCGCTGAAGCGGGCGATCACTATCGCCACCACGGATGAGAACGGGAAGGCCGTTCACCGTGACTGTTGGGAAGTCTGGGACGTCAGCAACCCCGAGAACCCGATCCACTGTGTCCTGGACTCGGCTGGTGTTGACGTCACGCTCCAGTGCTACCCCGAGCACACCGGAGAGTACCCCTACGTGGACGAGCTCGGTCCGTTCTTGCCGTGGGAGCTGTACCGGGCTCGGTACACCTCCGAGACCTTCGATCCGTACTGGGGAAGCGAGATCGTCCATGGCACGTTGGACATAGCGATCCATTGGACCATGTGGGGCGTCTGCCTTAGAAACAACAGCTGGCCGGTCTCGTGGCTCATGGACGCGGACGTTCCCGGAATGTCCGCCGTTGACAACGTGAATGGCTTCACGAGCTCGCCGCCGGACTCGATTGAGCTCAGCCCAAACAGTATCCTCCGGTTCAAGTCCGAGGGCCAGCCTGGCGTTGGCAAGGTAGGCCAGCTTCAAGCGGCGGACGCGAAGTCCATGGCTGACGCGATCCTCATGAAGCAAGCCACGATTCTGAACAACGTCGGGATCCATCCCGAGGACCTGTCCAACGCTGGACAACCGATGTCCGGCGTGGCGATCCAGTTGAAGCGGAGCTACCAGCGTAAGGTGGCCGTGGGCTACGTCCCGATGTTCCAAGCTGCGGATCAGCGGCTGTTCTCGAAGATGGCGCGCACGTGGAACATCTTCTATGGCGGCGGCGTTAAGCTCCCGGCGGACGGCTGGAAGATCGAGTACAGCCTACCCGAGACCAGCACTGACGAGTTTTTGGCGGATCTCAAACGCGACGAAGCCTTGATTGAGCTTGGACTAAAGAGCACGGTGGACCTCGCCATGAAGCTTTACAATCTGGACGAAGCCGCGGCTATTGCCAAGCTCCAGAGCGTGCGCCAGATGAACCAGCTTTTCCCCTTCACCCCACCCACAGTCAAACTGTAGAGAGAACAACATGGCCGACGATCTGAACAACGCCGAAGAACGCATTCAAGCCCTGATCCGCGAGCGCAACGCCGCTCGCTCGGACCTTCAAGAAGCACGCGCTGAGATCGCGTCACTCACCGAGCAGGGCACGGCGACCAAAGGCGCGACCGAAGCCGCGGTCAACGCCGCCAGGGCTGAGATGCAAGCCAAGGTGAACGACCTCGAGGGCCAGTTGCGCCGGAGCTCGAACCGCGCTCTGCTCCTCGAGGACAAGATCCCTGCGGACGGAATGGACGACCTGCTGGAGTACCTGGACTATCAGTACGGACGGATCAGCGTAGACGAGGGCGCAACCAAGCCCGAGTTCAGCGACTGGTACAAAGAAGCCCGCAAGTCAAACAAGGTACTCCGCGCCGCCATGAAGCCAAGCGTGGCCGCGGCTGCTGCCAGCGAGGGCGAGCCGGAGACCAAGGTGGAGACCAAGCCGGCGCCGAAGCCTGTGGCTAAACAGAACGTGGTCCAGCCAAAGCCCGGCGAGACCGGACGCGAAGTGGTGTTGAGCAAGGTCAAGATGGGGACGCCCGAGTGGAACGCGGCCAAAGATCGGCTGGCGAAGTCCGCGTTCACCCGCGGTTGACATTCTGCGCGGCGGTGGTAGTCTGATCGTGAGCGGTCGCCCACGTAACGGGTATCCCCTGGCGGCTGCCCACGTGACGGGCGGGAGAAGTCAAACACAACCTTCTACCCGTCAATGGAGGCCACCATGGCCGCAGATACCTACGCCAGTCTCAATACCGATCTTGGTCTCGCCGCCTACCTCAACATGGCGTTCATCGAGCTCCTCCACGAAACCAAAGATTTGAAGGACGTCGCTCAGTACTTCCCCTTCACCGGTGGCGCCGGCTCTGCCACGATGAAGCTCCGCCAGATCCAGCCCGTGGACGCGTTCACCGCTCCCGGTGAAGACACCGCGCCTACGATCACCAACTTCACCACCGGCAACAAGTCCCTGACCGTGGCCAAGGCGAATCTGTACCGCTCGGTCACTGACCTCGCTTTTATCACCGGTGAGATGGAAGCCCAGCAGCTCGTGAGCTCGTTCGCAAAGTCCCTGGTCTACTACCGTTCCAGCTTGATCGCTTCTCTCGGTGCGGGCTTCACCGCCAACACCGCCGTGGGCTCCACTGGCGTGGCGTTGACCGTGGACACCGTGTACGCCGCCATGTTCGCGCTCCGCAAGGCGCTCGTGGTTGGTGACCTTGACTTTGTGTCTCACCAGACCGCGATCACCCAGTTCCAAGCGTCGCTCCGTGGTGAGACCGCCACTCCGTTCCAGATCGCTCCGGCGACCCAGAGCGCGCTTGGCACCGCTGATACCGGGAACGTCCTGTTCTCGTGGATGGGGATCAACTTCCGCAGCCACGCCAGCGTCCCCAAGATCAACGCAAACGCCGACTACTCCGGCTTCATGGTTGGCCGCGGCGCGATCGCCTTCACCGAGGCGCCCGTGTCTGGCTTCATTCGCCAGTACGCGTTCAACCCCCAGACGCTCGCCGGCGAAGAGGCGATCATCTGTCAGGACCTCTCCACCGAGGCCAAGGGCTCGCGCTCGTGGATCTGCCACTACTACCCGGGCGTGGCCGAGCTCGAGGACGCCCGCGGCGTTCAAGTAGTCTCCTCCGTCTGATAGTTCACCCACCGGGTGGGCCAGTTGTCGGCCCACCCACTTCCGGAGCTCATGGATCTCACCGCCAAGTCATTCTCCCCAGAACGCGTTCGTACCTCGAAAGAAGCGAGGGACTACTTACCTGTTGAGTGGTTGAACAACGTCCACGAGCTCGTTCACAAGCCGTTGGACTGGGAAGTAAAAGACGGGCGGTGGCTCCCGGTTCTCTCTCCGATCTTTTTCATGCGTGGTCTCAACAACTACGACGACAACGGACAGGTCGACCCCGAGGCGGTCCGGCGCATCTACCGGGCGAAGGGCTGTGCGTGCATCGTTCCCGACGACGACCGACTGGGTGAGTACAAACACTACATCGCCACGGTCCCCGCCACGAACCCCGCCTATGGCTCGGTCGGAAAGTACTACCTCACGATCTTTGAATCTCCCGAGATGGTAGCCGGACGCGTGATCTGGCGCCGCGACCAGAAAGCGTTCGACGCATTCCGCGCCCACCTCGTGGACGTCGGGATCGTGGTCATGAACAGCACCATCGCGGAGCTCGTGATCGCGGCCAAGCGGGAGTCCCTGTCCACCATGGAACAGGTACCGATGAACACCACCAGCAAGCAACGCACCATTGAAAAGCTCACCGCGGACATCGCGGCCATGGAGCAGCTGCTGATCGGGCTGGCCAAACCAAAAGCCGCAAGCGTGAAGCGCACCTTCCGCGTGGAACGCGATACATCCCCTCACACTCCGGACTGAATCATGCCCTACTCCTCTGGCGACCTCGTGACCGTTGACGGCGTTGAATACACTGTGTCCGGACCTGCGGACGCGTACACCGTTGTGGACAGCGACGGGAATGAGATGATCTTCAGCATGGCTCAGCTGGAAGCCGGGCTGGAAGAAGTGGCGGAGCCCGAGGAGCACGAGATGGAGATGGAGATGGAAGCTCCGATGAACTTGAAGGCTGTCAAGCCCGCAGACCGGACCAAGGTCAAGGCGGCGCTGGCGAAGGCGGCGTTCGGTGGCTGAAACAAAGTTCGTCGGAACCGGTTCGGGCGAGCAACCCGGATCGCGTCAGGCCATGGACGCGGTTACGCGTGATCTGGTCCGAGGCGGCGTCAAGCCAGCCGAAGCCGAACGCAAAGCCCGCGAGCTCGCCAAAGACTGGGATCGGAAACACAACCGGTAACAGAAGAGACTTTCTACCCCGTACCCTCAGAGGTTCACATGCCCGCTTCGATCAAGTCCACCACCCCGTTCCAGTTCTATCGCCGGCTTGCCTATGGGGGCGACGGCGTAGCGATCCAGACGATCACCGCCGCTCTGACGATCACCCCGTACTACGAAGAGATGATCGCGTTGAACCCGTCCACGGGTACCCGCGTGGTCACGCTCCCGACTACCGCCCAGGGCGCCAAGAAGGGCATGTGGCATCTGATCTACAACTCGGGCACTACCTACAGCCTGACGATCAACCGTCCCGCAGCGACCACGCTCACCACGCTGGCTCCCGGCCAGAGCTGCCACGTGGTCTACTCCGGCACCGCGTGGACGCTGGTTCACGCTCCGTCTCCGGCGCCCTCGATCCAGTCCGGCTCCTCGTTCAAGAGCACCGAGCAAACTGGTACCGGCGCACCTCAGACCGTGGCGCACGGCTTGGGCGTGACGCCTTCGCTGTTCTTTGCGGTCCCGAGCAACCTGACCGGCGGCGCATACGTGGTCTCGGCTGAAAGCGCCGATGCTACGAACGTCACCTTGACTTGCACTCTGGGCGAGAAGTTCAAGATCATCGCGTTCAAGTAGGAGTTCGCCATGTACTCCATCGACTCACAGCTTCCGAGCTTCTACGAACGGACACGGGCTCAAACCGTGTCCCTACCTGTCTACTCGGGCGGCTCTGTTGTGTCGGTGGCGTCCGGCGTGTTCACGCTCCGGGACCAGTCCACCGTGACGGTGGTCACCGGAGCGACTACCCAGACCAACGGCGTTCCGAGCTACACCGTGGCTGCGGTGGACATCCCGTTGGCCACCTCGCTCTCAGCCTACTGGCAGGAAGAGTGGGTTCTGACGTTCGGTGACGGCCACGTGGAGACCTTCCGCCGGGACGCGTATCTATGCCTCCGGCTGCTCCACCCCACGGTGACGGAGCCCCTGCTGATCCGCCGCGTGGCTGACCTTGCGGCCATTCGTCCGCCCACGATCTCCAGCTACCAGCCCTATCTGGACGAAGCGTGGGGGATGTGCCAACGGCGGCTCCTCCAGGACGGAAAGCGCCCCTACCTGATCATGAATGACTACGCGTTGACCGACTGGCACGCGGCCATGGCGCTGGACTTGATCTTCACGGACTTGTCCACGTACAGCGGGGACGGGCGGTTTGGCGAGCGCGCCCTGGTCTACCGTGAAGAGGCCGTGGCGGCGTTTGACCGGCTGCGGCTTGAGTACGATATGACCGAAGTCAACACGCGGGCGAGCTCCGCTCCGAGTGTAGCCGCACGTCCTCTCATCTACACCAACTACGCTCCGAGCATGGCCTATCGCCCGTTCGGACCCCGGAGGATCTGACTCATGCCCTACGCTTCCACTGTTGTTGGCCCGGTCACCTCGGTGATCAAGGGGCGCACCCACTACCGCTGGACGGTGGCCGAGACCGGCGCCGCACCCACGGACACGTTTACCTTGACCGGAGCGCCGGCGGTTGGAACGGTCACGCTGTACAAAGCCAACCTGACCGCGGGGACTGGCGTCACGATCAACCCGCGTCTGGGCCGTACCGTTGGATTCACCACGACGACCAACGACGTGATCGGCGTGAACAGCACGACGGCGGCGCTGATCAACGACGGATCAAACCTTCGGTACATCGGGCTGACCGCGGGGAAGATCTTTGGGCGTTCGCTTCCCTCCAACGCCGCGGCGGATCACTCAATCTCGACTGAGATCGAAGTGGTCGAAGGGCACGACGTATGAGCTGGTCCCAAAGCACTGGAGCGAGCTCGAGCACCGGGCTTCCCACCAACTTCATGTCCCAACAGTACGGGACTGGAGCTATGGGTGATCTGGTTGTTGCAACCGGCACCGCGCCCACGCTGTCTAAGGACAGCTACTACCAGAACGTGACCGTCCAAGGCACTGGTCAGCTAAAGACTTCTGGCTGGCGTTTGTTCGTTGCTGGCACCCTGACGATCTCCAGTTCTGGCTCGGTCAACGACGACGGCAACGCAGCCAGCGGTTCAAGCGGTGGAGCGGCGCTCAGTTCGCGTGGCTCGCTCGGCGGTCAGTCTGGCGCGGGTGGAAACGGGACCGGCGCGCTGGCCAACGGGTCAGCCGGCGGTGGTGTCACATCCTCCAGCCTAAACAACGCCAACGGGTTCGCATCTGGCGGCGCTGGTGGAGCTGCTTCCGGCGGCGCGCAAGTTGGCGGCGCGGCTGGAGCTGCTACGGGTGGCACCACGCTCCAGTCTATCTGGGGCTCGTTCGACAACGGGCGGCTAAACACCGGCGCGGCGTTCACCGGCGGCGGCGGCGGTGGTAGCGGGTCCAACAGCTCTGCGGGCACGGCGACATCGGGCGGCGGCGGTGGCGGTGCGGGCGGCGTCTGGGTGGCGGCTAAGGCGATCACCAACTCTGGCCGGATTAGCGCCAACGGTGGAGCGGGCGCAGCTGCGGCGGGTACCGGCAACAGCTCGGGTGGCGGCGGTGGCGGTGGCGGGTTCGTGACCGTGATCACGGACACGTTGGTGGCCAACGTCGGAACCGTTCAAGCCGCTGGCGGTGCGGGTGGTACGGCTATCGGTACCTCACTCCCTGGCGTGGCAGGTACTCAGGGCGCTGTCTGCATTATCGGGATGAACGGCTAATGAGCGTTCGCGAGCGCCAGGACCACACGCTCAGGTCCCTGCTTACGCAGGTCGACGCGGTGTTGTGTGGGACTGGGCTCAAACGCTCTCCCGCTCTGTTTAGCGCCGGCGACCTCCCCAAGAGCTTGGTGGACAACAGCTATTGCATGGCAATCCAGAGCGCGGACACCCAGCTGTACCGCGAGGGTGGAGAGGACTCCGCTCGTGTGGTCCACGAGCTCAAGCTGTCGGTGCTCAAACAGATCCGGCCTATGGCTCAGTTCGAGAGCCTGTTGGCTGCGGGCGATATCGAGGAGCGGATCATGGCCGTCATGCTCCGGCGTTCAAACCTGCCCTATGCAGTGGTCAAGTGGATGAACACCCAACGCACGCCCACTCCGTCCAGAGAGTATCTGGTTCTGGACGTGACCTTCACGCTGGAGTGTGACTGGTCATGGTCAGGGCTCACCGCTTGATCGTTTTCGTGCTACAACCCTTCCACCTCGAGGTACTTCATGCCTGAATCCACAGTTGTCCGCACGAAGCGCGACGGCCAGATCTTGTTCGTTGACAACGGCGCCGGCCATACCTACACGATTGTTCGTGAGGACGGCTCGTTCACTTTGAACATGCCGGACTACTCCATCGTTCACGTGTTGGACCGCGGCGTGATCGGCTCCACTCCGCTGATCCGGATCGGGGATGAAGCTCCGATGTCTGGCGGGTTCTCCGCGTACCTCTCGGACCTCGGTGACACTGGCAACAGCTACGTCAGCCTCAACGATCTGATCATGCGCTTCAATGCGCGGTATGTGGCCACCAACTGGGTGAGCACCATGGGCGCCAACTCGGACGTGTTTACCGTGACGCTCACCTACACCATTGACGGCACGCCGTTTGGTGAAGCGGACAAGTCTCTGGTCCTCCCGTTCTGTGTGCTCCGCGGGAACATCGCGGAAGGCGACCCCAACAAGTTTGCGTGCAGCTTCACGTCCTACGCCGTCCGCCCCACCCTGTCCTAAGGAGCTCCGATCATGGGAAACGCTACCGCTTCAGTCTCTCTTCAGATCACCGCTCGGGACGTCCTCAGCGCCGGCTTGAAGGCTGGTGTCATTCCGATCCAGTTCGCGTCCGCGCTGGAGCTCAACAACGGTCTGGCGGACAACCAGATTGACCTCGCTTGGAGCGCGTCCCGCGTGGGCATGGCGGCCAGCGCTACCACCAACATGGACCTTCACGGCGCGCTCACGGACTCGTTCGGAAACACCGTTCAGTTCCATGAGGTGGTGCTGATCGCTCTCCGCAACAACCGCACCACGGCGCTTGCCAACATCACGTTGGCGCCGGCTGCGGCCAACGGGTTCGGGCGGCTCGCTGCTGGCCTTGGATTCTGGCCCGCAGACATCGCGGCGGACGCGGATCAAGGGAACGTGGTCAGCCCCGGCGGCTGGCTCGTTCTGTACGCTGCGGACGGCGTACCCGTCACCGCGG